TTCGCAGAATGCCGCGGATGGTGTCCAGATGCCAGAACGGTATCTTTTCCGTGCGGACGCCACGCTCGTTTAGCGTATTGGCTATCTTCTGCATTCCCCAGCCGGAAAGGTAGCATCCGAAGATTTCCTTCACGATTTTAGCCTCTTCTGGCACAATGGTTATATTGCCGTTCACCAGACGGTATCCGAGCATGGTGCAGGTGTTTGGCTGTCCCTGCTCAAAGCCTTTGCGGATTCGCCATTTGCAGTTCTCACTACATGATAAGCTTTCTTCTTGCGCTTGGGACGCCAAGAGGGTAAGCATCAGTTCACCTTCCTCACTGATGGAGTTGATACTCTGTTCTTCAAAAAAAACGTTGATGCCGAGTTCCTTGAGATTACGCACCGTGCTGAGAAGCGTGACCGTATTTCTCGCAAAGCGGGAAATTGACTTCGTGACTATCATATCAATAAGTCCCGAACGGCAGTCCGAAATCAGCTTTTGGAATTGCTCTCTGTCTTCCTTCGTTCCCGTTTTCGCCTCGTCTGCGTACACTCCGACAAACTCCCATTTGGGATTGCGGATGATATATTTGCGGTAATAGTCAATCTGCGCAGCCAGAGAGTGGAGCATGGTGTCCTTGTCGCAGGACACTCTTGCATAAACCGCCACACGCTTTTTCTCGGCAAAGGTTGTGCGAGTTGGCGTAATCCCGCGGATATTTTTTTATCCTGTCCGATTACGATCAGGTTGTCGCCGACGATGACGTTCCCTGAGCCGATGACCTTATTGTTATTGCCGAATACTATATTTCCTTTGCCGGCAATTGAGTTTCCGTCGCCCTCCACATAAATCTGATCTGCCGCCGCCGATCCGGCATTCTGTAAAACTTCGTTGATGGCCTCCACCACCGTTTTGCTTTGTGTGTTCAGGTTTGCCACATTGCCCACATCCGTTGCCGTGGCAAGCCCAATATCATTTGGCAGTACCGCCATAATCATCCCTCCGTTCTTTTTGCTGCGGGTTTCCCGTTTATAAACGCGATATACGCGTTTCCGTCGTTTGTGCTACGGTAATATACAAGTCCATCGTCTGTGATATACAGGTTCATGACAATTTCAAAGCTGCGCATCCATTCCCATGAATTACTTTTTGCGGCATCCCAGTCGGCAAGCGCGCTTAACGCATCCTGCCATAGCCGATAGGTAAAGATATATTCTACAGCCAGATGGGCCGGTTTGATATCTTCAATAACTATTTTGATATCATCCAAATTGACAGGTATTCCTTTTTTGGATACAAACTTAATCGCGAAGGTATATCTGTCAGGATATTCAATTACTTCAACCTCACCGTTTATAAAGGAGCCCGCTACGTTTTTAATCATTGATTTAGTAACCGTGCCGGTCCCGCGAAGCCGTGACAGGATACGCCCTCTGCGGGTTTCAATATCGGATTGCAAATCAGGTATAAGCCCTGCGTCCTGTTCATGATTTGCGATATTCTTATCGGCAAGCAGCACAAAAAACTGATTCTCGGTTATCTGTACGGCTGTCTTTAATCTCTCATACTCCTGTTCAAGAGCGTTTAATACCTCATTCATCACTCTTGATTTGTTATAGTACGGCGGCAGATATTTTATAAAACTGCTCATGAAATCGTCACCGTCCCCAAAACAGGCACTTGATTTTCAGCAACCTGTATATTATCCGTTGCACCATTTACCAAAAGGTTTGTATAATCCAATATACCTTCACAGCCGAGGATTGCGCCGCCGATATGAGCGTATGAAATATATGTCTCTTCAAAGGCAATCTTTTTAAGATATGCCGTGATTGCCTGCTCAATCAAAGGGCTTATATTCGTAATTGTATAGCCTGACTTTAATGTGACTGAAGCTGATATATTCACAGTAAGAGGCACGGCGCTTTCAACCGTAACGCTGGCTCCTATGGGACGGTTTGCTTCAATATATTCTGTGACCGCATGAATCAAAGTTTCATCCGCTGCACCTTTTTCACTGTTTATAATGATAACCTTGACTGTGCCCGTCCCGTTCCAAAGCGGCATGACCTTGACATCGCCTACGCCGGAGACTTCTTTTGCCCAGTTTGCGTAATGATATTTATTTCCGCTTGTCGCAGGTACTGATACATTCTCAAAATATCGCAGCCGCAGCTCATCATCTGTTTCTGTATCAAACCCGCCTGTTGAGGCAGTCAGATTTTTAACGCTAACCAATCCTGCAATTGTAACAGGGAATCGGTTAATTGCGCCGATCGGTACATTGCCTTGCTTGCCGGGCATATCACAGACAATACTTACCGTTGCCGATCCGGACGTATCAATGGTTTTGGTTTCAGTAACAGTAAAAACCAAAGTGTCGGACGCGACCTTGTCGCCGATGGAAATAACGGCGCTCGCATTGCCTGAAACAGTAGCCGTACCCGTGGAATATGTTGCCGCTTTGCGTGTGATGCCCTGTTCTGCCGCCTTTTTATCTAAATATTCACCCGTTGCAGTCGCTGCAAAACCGTTTAGTAAAATGGATTCGATTCTGGCATATACGGTTTCCAATTCTATTGACAGTGGCTTTTGCGTGTCATAAAAAAAGGAGCCGACCGATTTGTCGAACTCCGAAGATATCTCAGAGAGTAACCGAGATAAGATTTCCTCCTGTGTCATATGTGGTATTCACCTCCAATGTAACCGTTATGCTGTTTGTGCCGCGGGTAAGAGTGAAATTTGAAATGCCTGTAATCTGTGGGTTTTGGAGCAACGCGTCCTCGATTTCCCGTTTCAGTTCGGATTCGATAAAGGCAGCTGTGTAATTGCTGCCGATGAGCAAGTCCTCAAGCTTGCATCCGTAGTCGGTATCATCATAAATTTTGAATCGCCCTTTTTCGGTACGAAGGATTTTTTCAATCCACACCCTGATTGCTTCCGTACCGTCACACTCCACCAGCTTGCCGTCTCTCGCGACAAAGTCACTTGTTGTAAAATCAAATAAAAAGGACTTACCGGCCACAGCCGTTTTTTCAGCGGTAACCGCGGTCAAGTCCTGCGTTTTGGGAAACATCACTGCATCACCCCGATCACTATAAATTTTTGGTTATCGGCATACGGCAGAAGAACAACCTCTTTCCCAAGATAGATATACCGATCGGATTCGTCAACGGTGTCCAAAGAAACACACGATTTTATTAGAGCGGCTGTGAGTATCACCTTGTCACCAAGTCGGATTTTCAAATCGGGCAGTCCGATGATTCTGCCTATCATTGGAGAATAGCCGTTTGCGTTTTCCCGTTCCTTGAATAGCTTCGCAAGCTGAGTTATTCCGTTCAAGTGCAACACTTCCTAAAAATGAGTATAAAAAAGACGAACAGTAGTAAAGTTCGTCTTTGAATAAGAATTTATTTAAAAAGAAAGTTTTAATTATTTTTAACCGTTTTTTCACCCAATATAGCCATTGCGAGTAAAACAATATTTGTTATTCCTAAACATAAAAATGCAATATTCAATCCATGTAAAGAAGCTTCTGCGTCGGAAAGAGATGTGGAATTACTTGCAACAGCTGTCATAATGCCTACAAATGCGGACATTCCGATTGCACCTGCTGTTGTTCTAAGAGCAGTAAGTAGAGCTGTTCCGTGTGCTGTAAATTCCTTTTTCAAACTGCCGGTTCCCCATGTCACAAACGGCATCAATAATAATCCAACTGCCATTTGACGAAGTACGTTAAAAATAGCCGCTACAATTACAGGAGTATGTATTGTAATAAAAAACATTTCAATATTAGAAATGAGCATAACCAAAGCAGCGACAATAAAAATTAACTTAATTCCTATTTTATCATAAAGTTTTCCTGCCATTGGACTTATGACCGCCATAGCTAAAGAGCCGGGAAGTGTAACTAATCCGGAAACTGTTGCAGAATAACCTAAAATAGATTGAACATAAATAGGCAATAAAACAGTTGATGCCATACAGGTTAAATACAAAAGCATACTTCCTATTACGCTGATTGTATAATTCTTTGTTTTCAATGTACGCAATTCCAAGAACGGTTGTTTTAAATGAAGCTGTCTGTTTGCAAAGAAAGTTGTGGCAATAATACCGATTATTAACGGCATCAGCACAGGCATTGACATAAAGCTATATGTTCCGATATTGCCAAGTGCCAATGTAACTCCGCCAAATGTCAAAACACACATACAGAAAGAAGTAATATCAAATTTTTTCTTTGATACATCAAGTACATCATCAAATATAAATAGTGCAATAACGAAAGAAACCAATATGAAAATCAGCGGCAAAGCAAAAATAGCTTTCCAGCTAAAATAATCAATCAGCAAACCGGCTATTGTCGGAGCCAATACAGGTGCTGCTCCCAGCGACAAACCATACCAGCCCATAATTGTACCTTTGTTTTCAGGCGGATAGATAGACAATAAGACTACCTGTGACATTGAGGTAAGAATACCGTTTGCACAGGCCTGCATAATTCTTCCGAAAAGTATAACAGGAAATGAGTTTGCTATCAAACATAAGAGCAAACCGGCCATAAATGTACCGAGAGCGGTCAGGTAAAGTTTTTTTGTCGGAAAGCGTGTAATTAAAAAGGCTGTTATAGGAATCATAATTCCCATAGCCAAATAGTAGCCGCTGCTTAACCATTGACCTGTAGTAACAGATATATTCAAATCTTTCACAATTGGTGGTAAGGCTGTTGCCAGAGCTGTTGACATCATTGTTGTTGCGATACAGGTTATCAGAATATTAAAAAATATAAGTGACCGTTTGTGGTCGGTAATTTGTACTTGATCAGACATTTTTATCTTTCTCCTCTTTCAAATAACAGTTTTTTATCTTTTCTAAAATACAATAAAACTGTTCCTTTTCATTCTCTGAAAGAACTTCAAGCATTTTACTATGTTCTTTTGCTCTTCGTATATTACATTCCTCGGCAACTGTTAATCCCTTTTCCGTAAGAGATACCAAAAAGGTTCTTTTGTCAGCATCCGATGGACTTCGTTTAATAAGTCCCTTACATTCTAACTTTGACAACAGCTCGCTTAATGAAGTTGAACGTACCTGCAATAAAGCTGCCAACCTTTTTTGGTCTATGCTTCCCTCATAAGATAAAGCAAGCATACAGCGATATTGCCCTCTAAATGGATCTACTTTTTTATGTTGTGACGCATGACGCCTATCTAACTTAACAACATCAAAAAAAAGTCCGACAACATCATTATCTGAATACTCCATAATTTCACTCCTTTCGGTATTACAAGAGGTACCTCTTATTATTATAACGCGGTACCTCTTAAATGTCAATAAGCAAATCTATTTATTGCATATTTCTATAATTTCAAAAACATTTTTAGCTTTTAGGCTCTTTTATTGTGTATATTTGTTCCAAAAGAAACAGAGTAGTGTTAAAGCCTTTTTAAATCTAACTTCACATAATGAATCCCATTTTTTATGCTGTGACTACTTCCTTCAATAATATAATCAAAGCCATTAACTGCAATCACATACCCCGCCCTTGTATAGCTATCAACAGCTTCTATCATTTCAAATAAGAAAGTTTCCTTTATTTTAGAAAGTTCAGTCAGCTTATTCTGTGCGGTGAAATCCGCGTTTTCCTTGTCCGGGTCAATTTTGACAACCTCCTGCAGAAGCCCATATTTCTCAATCAGCGGGGTATCCTGCAAAACCGCCTGAACACTGTACATATCATCTTTTTCAGTAATGATTTTTATACTGTTTTTCATATCCTCAATACTGACAGAATGAGAAACATTTCCTTTCATGGACGGTGAATAAATCAGTTCGGTGTTGGATGACAGCCGAAACTCGGGATAAGCATATAAACTGCCCAGCGCATATATTCTAAGTCCGTTTGGAGTCATATCATAATTATAATTACTACCGCAAAGTTCAAGGATATCTGTCAGAATTTCGGATATGGTTTTATCAAAATATATCTTTGTGATTTCCGTGTCTAAATCCGGCATGGAGTCAATCGGAATATTAAAATCGGCGCATATCTTATTGATTGCCTTCCATGCCGGCATAGCGTTGAACTGGTATGTTTCTTTGGATTTGTTTAGGTACCATCCGAAATCAGTAATTGTATATTTATTCACATTTTTACCACCGTCGTCTACGGTCAGCACAATGCCTCGAAATATTTCTTCATTTGTATACATCTGAATAATGCCACCCCCGCTGGGAAGATAGATATTTGTGTGCTGCACGTCGCTTTTGGCAATTTCAAAACTCATGGTGGTGGCAAGTTCGGCAATGGTGTTCTGCCATGACAAGTTACCTACCGCAGAGGTTATATTTATTCCGTCGGCATATATGTTCATACCGTATTCACCAGCTTAAATTGTGAGAGTACAAGAGAATAATAAAGATCACCGTCTCGCTTGATGGTATACTGAAAATCGTCCACACAGCACACCATATTAATAGGAGTTTCCGTTATAATCAGTCTGATGGGATACTTCGCCTCAATCCACTTGTCGATAATATATACGTACTCAAAACCCTTGTAAGTGCGGTCTTTAAGAAAAGTATAATCACGGACAGGAAAGAAGCTATTGATTATAATACCTTTTAACCCCGCTTGGCCAATCAGTTTTAAATCACCCTGCGACACCGTTTCAAAGGTTTCATTCTTTTGAGGTTTGGTTATGGTAAATTCAGAGGGAAGGACGGGCAGGCAGATCACCTGCTCTCTATTGTTTACGCATAAATAAATATCCACCAAAATCCCTCCCTATAAATTCGCCAGCGCTAGTTTCAGCTTGGGAACAACCTCATCCACGATTTCATCAGCGGATTTTCCGTCGGCGTATACGTTAATTGTTATATGGTTTTCCGTTTTGGTTGTTTTGCTTAGCGGCGTCACCTTCGCGCCTTGGGGCAAATCCAAAAGCTCCGCGCCTTTTTCTCCCACTATAACAGAACCTGCTCTGCGGACAATTCCGCCCTGTGCCAGCAAGGGTATCTGAGGCACTGGAATATGCGGAATTGCAGGAATTCCTATCGCGCCGCTGATGTTGTTTACACCGTCAATGAGTCCGTTGATTCCGCCGATCGCTTTTGCTATCATCCCGTTCATTCCGCTGACAATCATATTGACAAATCCCTTGAATCCGCCGCCGAATTCATCCAGCTTGGCTTGGATTGAATCCCACATTCCGATAAAGAAATTGCGGAACGGTTCGCATTTGTTCCATAATAGTACAAACGCTCCGACAATAAGACCGATACCCAGCACAATCCAACCAATAGGGCTGGCGAGAAACGCCGCGTTGAGAAGCCACTGTCCGGCGGTCAATGCTCCCGTTGCCGCAACCTGCACCCATGTGGCTGCCGCCATCACGCCCTTTGCTATCGCATCCTTTGCGTACAGTGCAACCAGAATACCTGTTTCAATGATATCTTTTGTTCGCCAAATTGAATACGCTATTTCAACCCCCAATGCTCCTGTTTTCGCAGCTTTCCACAGATTCACCGCACCCGTCCAGACAGCGGTAGTCACTGACACGATCTGCGTCCATGTGTTTGTTGCAATCAATGCCACCTTATATGCGACAATCGCTTTCACAATCCCCGAAACAATCGGTTCTATCTGCGTCCAGTTATCATTGATGTAATTATATAAGTCGGCTGCTTTTTGTGATACGTTCCCAATTGCATCAACAACAAGCGGAAGGCCCTCATCCTTCAGCCAGTTTATCGTAGGTTTTGCATATTCAAACGCATTAAATAGCTTATCCTTTATATCAAGCAGGACATTTTTTAATGAATCAAATTTTGGCATATTGTTTTCTACTGCCGTTTTGATGTTATTAAATGCGGAAACCCCAAAATCCCACACCTTTTTAAAGGTTGTAACAAGAGGCGGAAGCGCCGTATCTTTTACCCATAGAAGCGGAGGCTTGACTGCATTCACCGCGTTTGTCATAAGTGTCTGCGCCGCGGGAATTTTTGCCGCCATAAAGTTTACCACGTTTGTGATGACGGGAAGAACGCCGTAGCCTACAATATCCTTGACCGATCCCCAAGCGTTTTTAAGCTGCTTAATTCTGCCCTCAGGTGTTTTTGCCATTTCTTTTGCAAGACCACCGAAGTTCGCGTTTAAAACCTCAACCAAAGTCGCGGCTTTCTGACTTTCATTTCCTGTTTTCAGTATATTCTCCTGCGTTTTTGTAAAAGAAACGCCCGCTTTTGTCAGAGCGCCAACGGAACCCATCATAACTTTACCTATGAGATTTCCGCTTTGGATCATCTGCTCCTGCGTAACATTTACGCCGTACTGCGCTACAGCTAAATCCTGAAACGCGGGCATAATTGTTTTAATAGTATTAGCATTCAGCTGAAAGGTAGCAAGCTGTGATGCTCCTGCAACTGTAGCATCGCCCTCAATAGTAGTTACAAGCTCAAGAGCGTCACCGTAGTTTATAATCTCCTGTACCTGAGATTTTGTTGTACCCTTCACGTTCATCATCAGGGTTTCAAGCCTTGTATTGGCTCGTTCCAGCTCCATAACACCTGTAACACAATCGGTTATAAAGTCCTTCACCTGGCTGAATCCCGCATAAGCCGCGACAACACCAGCCGCCTTTTTAGCAAGGGAAGTGAGAGATTGACCGGCGGCACTGCCCTGTGCGCCCATCTTTTTCAATGAAGCAGTGGCATTGGCCGTATGCGTTTTGAGGTTTTTTGTCCCGGTGATGGCGTTTCGTATGCCGACCGTAAATCCGCCGTCTTTGATAGACAGCGTCGCTCCGATATTCTTTTTTGCCACTAAGCCTCACCACCTGTCAATGCTCTGTATTTTGCCGTTTCTTCTTCAATGAACAAATCCATACTGGCGCGGTAAAACATTTTTTCCGTCAGCGGCAGATTCATGATATATTCCGGCTTTATCCCTCTTTGCAGGAAGTGGTGAAGCATATACAGCTCACCATCTTCCTTTATGCGTTTTTTATGTCTTCAACCGCCTTCACACCGTCAACATACCCCGCAAGCTTAAGGCACTCAACAGCAATCTGCGGAATTTCGCCTACGTCAAAGATTTTTTCTACAATTTCCATGGGTTCTACGCAGCCGAACGAGTCCCGGAGCTCTTTGGACTTTAAATCCGGTTCAACAACACAGGAATAAACCATATATTCATCGCCGTTTTCCATATCCTGCGCTTCGCGCGCCATAGCGGCGGTCGGGCTTTCAATTGTGATCGTTCCGTCCAATGATTTGACGTACAGCGTTTTGGTTTTCTTTTGTTTTTTAGACTCAAGCATCTGCTCTTTACGGCGCAAAAGCTCGTCAAGCGTAATTTTTGTTTTACTGTTCATTGCTACCTCACTTTCACCAGATCAGGAAAATAGAAGTCGGTAAAACCGCCGCTGAATTCCTCATCAATCATCTTGGAATTTTCAAATTTCTGCAGTGTCAGTTCGTTAAACCACGCGTTCTCCACAACAAGCCGTTCACTGCCGTAGGCGTCGGGGTCCGCCAGCTTTGATATAATCTGCACCCGCACATCCTGTCCCGCCTTGACTTTATCGGCAAGCAGAATAGCGCCTCGTGAAAACACTTTTTTTATCTTCATTGACCACTCGCCCGTAATTCCGACAATTTTGGAATCCTTGGCCATCTGCATGACAAAATCGACATCTTCCCGTTCAATTTTCAGTTTCGCTTCATAAGGTCACACAGTTTATCCGGGTGACCGATGCATACACTTTCGCAGGTTTTATATGATGTCATATTAAAATCCCTTTCTCTGATGAAGCAGTCGTTCCAAATCATCATTAGGGTTTGCGCCGCTGA